AACTCGACGGGTGGCAGATTATTCCATTCTTCAAGGGTATCGCTCGATCTGGTAAATCAACTCTCATCACCAAGGTTTTTAAGAAGTTTTACGAGAATGAAGATGTGGGTACACTTTCTAACAACATCGAGAAGAAGTTCGGTCTCTCTGCGATCAAAGATGCCTTCATGTTCATCGCTCCCGAGCCGCAGGGTGATCTTGCACTTGAACAGGCCGAGTTTCAGTCGATCGTTTCTGGTGAAGACGTGTCTGTGGCCGTGAAGAACAAGACGGCTGTGTCCATTGAATGGAAGGTGCCGGGTGTTTTGGGTGGTAACGAAGTGCCCAATTGGAAAGATAACTCAGGATCTGTCCTCCGCCGTATCCTCCCATGGAATTTTGGTAAGCAGGTTCAGGATGCGGATCCTCAACTCGATGAGAAGCTCAACATGGAATTGCCCATCATTTTGTTGAAATGTGTTCGTGCCTATCATGACTATTCCAATAAGTATAGGAACCGGGATATCTGGAACGTCGTTCCGAAGTATTTCAAACAGATTCAAAAGCAAGTGGCGATGGTTGCGAGTAGTCTGACCAACTTTTTGGAATCTACTTACGTTGTACTCGGTGATGATCTGTTCGTTCCACAAAAAGATTTTGTAACGAAATTCAATCAGCATTGTAAGGAGAATAATCTAGGCAGTCACAAGTTTCATCAGGATTTCTATGCTGGTCCTTTCAGCTCTCGTGAGATCGAGGTGCGTGTAGAGACGGTCAAGTACAAGGGTCGGGTGTGTAAAAACCAACCCATCATTTACGGTTTAGATATCGTGACCGATGACTTGACATATACAGACGATAACTAAAAAAAATATCATCCTTTAGTAATATGAGCCAGAGGGTCAAAGAATTTGTCCGTCAATCTGGAGTAGAAGTTCAAACTCCGAACTCGAATTCTAACGACGAGTTTGCGAGAGAACTCGAAGAAGAATTACTTCGTAAAGAGCGCATGCGCGCCGCTGGGTTTCGTACACCCCCACGCCCAGTTCGTCCAGTACCACCTAGACAGGTGCAAGTTCCCCGTCGCCTTCAACAAAACCTTATAAATAACCGGTCGTATGAGGGTGCTTTCAAACAATTTGAAAACAATTCACCACTGGAAAATGAGTTCAATGATGTAAAACTTTCCGCGAATGAAGAGAAAATGGTCAACAATGTTCTACGAGAATTTGACGAACCACTTCAATTCAGTAAGTTTAATCCAGGTATGTTCAATGCAACCGTAGATTCTGGTTTTGATCAGAAACAAACTGTAGTTGATCTCAAAAAGATACTCATGAAAAGACCTCTCCCCAGAACTTCCATTGGTGAAGGTCTTTATGTAGACACTAAGGAGATAAAGGGTATTTATGGACAATTTAAGACTGGTTTCTCTCACACAAGAGAGGCTGGACCCAAAGGTGGTTTAAATAGTAAATTTTTTACCGCGCAACTCATGTTGAATATCTCAAATGATATTGAGAGTAAAGGAGCCACCGTAAACATCTACCGTAATGGAAAGATTCGTTTCTCAGGTGGATTTGTTGGTACAGACATCGCTAACCAACCTGAACTTATTCGTCGTTTCATTGTTAACTCGTACACGGAAAGGCAGCAATTTTTCTATAACCCTTTTACCTATAATAATCTAAGCGGTCAATTTAGGATCAACGGAGTATTTAGAAATTTAGCGTCAATCGCACAAAAGGAGGGATCCTCATATGAACCCGAACTTTCTCCTTTCTTGTACATGCCGATTGAGAATATGACTTTAATTTTATCCAAGAGTGGTAATGTTCAGGTCGTGGGTGCGAAAAATCCCGGTGAAATGTTAAGGGGATATGACACAGCTAAAAATATACTCCAGAAACTATTCAGGGATAACCAGATTGAAGTGACTGGTGAGTTTGATGAGGGTGTCAAAGCGAGATTCGCTCTCAGGACTAAAGCTAAGGCCAAGGCCAAGGCCAAGGCCAAGGCCAAGTCTCCAAAGCGAAAGTACACAAAAAAGACCTTGACACAAAATCAAGCAAACGCCCTCATAATTAATTCTAAAATGTGTGCGCGTATGAAAAAGCCTGAACTCATCGATCTCGCGCGGCGCATGGGTGTAGTAAATTTCAGAACTACCACGAAAGAAGGAACTCGTATGGCAACCAAAGATGAAATTTGTGCTAGGATCAAAAATAAAACTGGGAAGAAAAATGTTACGTTCAAAAATACAAATAAAAACAAGAACACGACACTCGCTGGAACTGGTAACACATTCCGCATCGGTCGCAAACTCTGTACCGATCTTAATAAAAAGGAACTTCTTCGTATCGCCGCTATACTCAAAATTAAACTAGATGATAAAGAGACGAAAACAACCATCTGTAAAAAGATTGAAAAAGTTCGGAATAATCTTGGTAAACCAAAACCCCCTTCTCCTCCTAAACCTACGAAAGCACAGGTGCGTAAAGTGGCTGCGAAGACTAAGAGTAACACCAAAAAAGCTGAAGTCATGAAAAAGAGGGGTCTCGATGAGAATTCAATTCGCAAGGATATCACCAAACTTTATGGTGACAAATGGATGAAGCGGTACAAGCCCAACCTCAACCAAGACGTGCGTAACATGAAATCAGCTCTCAATGCTATCGCCAAAGGTAATAAGGTAGGTATTCCATTCAAGAAGAATGTGGATTCGACCAAAAAGAACGTTGTTGCTCGTTGGAAAATGGAGAGAAAGAGGGAACTCGAGCGAAAGTATCTCATGAATAAAGTGAATGTCACGGGTATCGCATTCAATATGAGAAACGATTACAGACGTGCTGCCGCAAATTATATCATGAGTAAAAAGACTCCCCCATCCAACAAGAAAATGGATGAATACAGAAAGTATTGGTTAAAGTTTAGGGCTAATATTAATACAAATGGCAATTCGCGAAGAACTCCTCGGGCGGCTCGAGCTCGGGTTGAAAAAATATAATCACGGCGTCCGAGTTAGTGATGATACGAGGGATTGGGGAACTCCCATGGATTCGTGGTTACATATGGCAAAGGAAGAGTTTCTAGATGCCGTCATTTATGTAGTAGCTGACTACATTCGCCTAGAAAAAATAGAGCGTGATGAGAATGAAGAAGATGATAACAAACTCATCATGCATACAATTGACAGGTACGTCGATATAAAAAGTCCTAAACATAAAATGTTAGTGTGGCAACTCTTGAAGATGCTCGAAACGATCAGCCGTGATCATTAGTACAATGAGTCCGCACATATATATAAAATTGAACATAACATCAAACCATGAAAGAAGAAATACCGCCCATGGTATAGCACATCCCAAAAGATATCCAATATGCATCGTTATCGCAATTACAGAATTCTGAGATGTTTTGTGAACCCAGTATGTAGTCGAACATGCTATTGTAAAATTAGCGATATCCATATATCGTGTAGATGTGAGTGCTATCATGAAGAGTATAACATTTGTGATACATTGCGAAAAACGAGCCAAAGGGTTGTAAATGATATATTCAATTCTTTCATATTCCACATCTTCTTGGATTTCAATGACGATGGATTCTACATCCTCATTAAAACCAATAGACAATTCTCCATCTGGTTTTTCAATAATGACATGTCTCATCAACACCTTATATGAGCATTTATATTTTTATCAGGTTCTGCAACTTGCTTCAGATGAATAGTATGATAAGCAAAACTATACTTAGGAAACATTTCTTTGATTTTATTCGAAATAATACTAGCCTGAACTATGTAAGGAAGTTGTGTACACACAGATGTATTCTCAATTTGAAGAAATTCGTCTTCTAACCGAACAAACTTTTTTAACATGTCACGTTCCATACCATCTGCGTGCATCTTCAAATACATATCCTTCGATGCACCACCACTCACATAAAAGTATTTAGAACCCTCAACTTCGTTAGATTTTTTAGGTGTATCAAACATGATTGCCAAAACTATGAGAGCTACAAGAATGTAGATCATTTATTATTTACTGTGGAATTAATTTTGTGAGATCATCAATCTTTTGTAAGATGTTCTGAAATTTATAGATTGAATCAACATCAGATGGCTTCACGATTTCGAGTTCAATCTGATAGGTTGCCTCTTCTTCGGAATCCATATCGGCGTTGTCACCTGAAGAAATAGTCATATCGATACTCAAGTTTTTACGCAAAAACGAGTGTCGTGTCTTCGTACGCTTACGATCCATCTCATATTCACCAGACGTTGGAATCTCTCGTGCAACACAGAAACGCACGTCGAGGGGGTCACGCTTGAAATCTTCTTTGAAAAAACTAATCTTTTGAATCATCGTTTGTTCTCCAGAATCTTCATCACACGTGATTCGAATATTATTCGTATCATTGTAATATACATCTGATGTGGTCATTTTGACACTTTCCCACCCGTCGTATTTTTTCAAGCCCGCGAGAACTCGTTTCCATACATCTTTACCAACGTTCGTATCAAAGAGTGAACCATTATGTTTACCTAGACGAATTTCAACTTCGATATCATCCTCTTGTTTGTGCGCTTCGAAAACAGGGAGTACCTTGTCAATAATGTCCATTCTTATCTTTTTACAAACGCGTCGTTCTCTTAAGCCTTTTTTATGCACAAAATTTAATGAAAGGCTTTAAAAACCTTGGAAATACATGTTATTTCAACACGGCACTTCAATGTCTTTTACATATACCCGCAATGTCTAATCATTTCATACGAAATCCATACGAAGGTGAGTGTACATTTACTAAGATGTATTCAGACTTCGTTCGTGTATATTGGACAAAAGGAAATGAGAGTGTAAACGTACAACCCCTCATTCTAAATTTTCAAAAAGAATTTTCACGATTCAAAACAGACGAACAGCATGATGTTCAGGAAGCTATCATGTGTATAATAGATATTTTGGAGAGAGCTGAACCCGAAATCAAAAAATGGTTCTATGGTAAAAAAACACAGGAAACGATATGGTCGGGTGGGAAGTCATCGAATGAAGAAGATTTTAGTGTTCATTTGATAACATCGGAAGGTAATGACATGGGTAAGATGTTAGAAAAAAGTACGGATTGGAATGTATTAGAAAACTTTGAAGATACGGAGGGTAAAGTACACCACGTCGCTACAACTCGTATGATTTTTTCAAAACTTTCTCAAGTTCTCATGATATCGTTCGATAGGAAAAGTCACATCAGAGTTATTGAAAATATACATATCGGAGGGATGGAGTATAAGTTAATCGCGAGTGCTGTACACGTTGGAAACCAAAATGATGGTCACTATGTGAGTTTCGTAAAACGTAAAAATAAATGGTTCTTATTAAATGATGAAAGTGTCGAAGAACACGAACTACCTCTCGAAGCTGGACACTACTTTATGGTCTACAATCTAAAAACTCCTTCATCTTGATATTCTCCTTAATATTCACAATCGTCCGATAAAATGTTCGTCGATTATTCGGGTGTGTTTTATCCCGTCTCCTTTTGAGGGGTTTCCACCACATTGGTTCTTCCCACGTCATGTACATACATTCCACAATTGCACCATCTTCGAACCATGGTTCGTCGGGAATTCTGTTTAACGGAATTTCACTTTCAAAATATAATTTCCCCTTCTCTTGAATATATAATCTCCAAGCAAGTGGTCCGGGTTTAAAACCGGGAGTTTCCCTACTCGGTTCTTTCTTCATCAGAAAGTCGACCGTATTTTTTTCGAGTGGCTTCCACTTAAACATCGTCTCATGCGTTCCTATTCTCACTGGTTCATTCACTGGTGTGAATACGAGTCCATCAATTTTTTGTTCAACTTTTGGAAGATACTCATCCATGAACGTTTCAAAATTTCTCATGTGATGAAACGTTTTACATTTGAGTCGATACTTATCCGATTTCATGTAGATGATATTCTTCAATAGAGAACGAGAAGCATCCAGACGCTCCGTGAGTGTCTTGTCCCACACAGACTTACCTGCAACTAGAACTGCATCATACACCATAAGAGTATTACCTCCATACAATTCGCCATCCAAAATGGTTCCATCATATGCACTTTTATTCAAATTAATGGAGACTTCAAACATATGAAACGCCCGATTTACAAATAGACATTTTCTTTTTCCATCAAAGGTGAGTGCCACCATCATGTGTCTCTCACCATCAGTCTTTTCACACACCACATAGTCACCATCCCTGAGAATAGGAAAGTGTTTACGTTCTATGGATATAGGTTGCGGACCCGGAAAATAATCCTTGCTCCCCCACCGAGCATGGATAAAGTCTATGACGTATTTGTGAAGCGGGTTGGACATGTATTATGTTGTCGCAGAAACTTTAATTGACTTTGACACCTGCTGCGTTAAGAATGTTGCTCACACATTCATGTGCATAAGTTATCGTCAACTTAGCTGCTGTAAATGCGTGAATTTTAACATTTTGTCGT